TTACTAATGCTTCGTTTGCCATTTCTTATTGTCCGTATTTCATGTTTTCTTGTTTTATACGATCATTCTCTTCCTTCACCCAGTCGATTAACATAGCGACGTAAATTTCCCTTTCCCACGGCATCATTGTTTCAATGTCTGCCAAACTATAATTGTGGTGTTGCATCAACGAGAAGTTGGTCTTGTAATGATTGACCAAATTATCGTGAGAAAGGTTTATGATAAAAAATCGTTGATCCCCTTTAACCTTGTCTTGTTTTGATGTCCACACGAGATACACGTATACTCAACCTCTTGGTTCAACGTGGGGATGTCTTGCAAGAACGACGATACATTTCGAAACTGTTCTGTAGTCATCTGCTCAATAAATGCCATTACTTCTTTTTCGGAAACGTCATTAGTGTTGATGCGTTCTTCTTCGGTGACGATTGCCCTGATACAGTTAGACAGCATAGAGAAACCCATATCTGTTTCGCTGGCAGTCATGTCCATGTTCATGACCTGCTTGTATGATGGGTACCTCATCTCAACACTAATGTTGTCTGTCAACTCTACAACATTCTCTACACCAGCAACATCGATGTTGATGTCTTGCAGGTTGATAGTCACCTCTGTCCTACTCTCACATTCAGAACAAGGCAGAGTAATGTCTGCTGTCTCACCTACTGACTTAGATCGAATCTGAGTGAACAGGTATTCAATATCAAAGGTACACAGATTTCCTAGATCAATGTCCTCTCTAATACATGCTTTGAGTGTATCGACGATTGCGCCAAGAGACTGCTTCTGATCACCTGTCTCGAATGCAATCATCAAGATCTTCTCTTCTTTCACAAGATACGGTCGATAGTTGATTGTCTCTCCAGTAGACGGTATCTTCGTGGTGTAACTAGGCGACGTATTTAACTGAGGTAATGCCATTATATTCTCCAAAAATTATCCTAAAACTCGTTGTATCAATGATGTCAATGCGTCTCTACCAAACGACTCTGCCGCTCCAGTAAAGTCACCTGCTGAACTTTCCCAATCAGAGAAAGACAACTGCACGGACAACTCCATGAAACCCTCTGCTTCATTGCTCAATGTTTGATCATTCATTGTGGTAGGGTAGCAGTCCAATAGTTTACATGAATATGTAGTCTTCATGCTGAACTGTGCTCCCAAATCTATTTCATCTTGGGACAGATCAAAAGGTCCAATAGTAGGCAATCTGTTACGAATCACACTAGGAATCTTTGATGTTAATCCTAACTGCCTTTTATATAAACTTGTACGTAATCCACGCTCTACTGCACTGATAGTCACAGGAAAGGTATAGTCATTATAGTACCCAACTTCTTTGGTCGTAGGGTTGTGTGCGAGTGCTTGCCATGCTTCGAAGTACGCACGTATCTGATGATTATTCGCAACCATAAAGGTCATCTGTAAATCCGTAGTCGCATACCCGTTAGCAATCTTACGATTGACTGTACCGATAGCATAATCCGTAGACATGATCTGTCGTCCGGGTAAAGCTGTCGCAGTACACATCAAGTTTAATTCTTCGGCATTTACCGTGAAGTTGGGTAACTGAGGCAACATAACCATAAACTGGTTTGCCCTTGCTAGACCACCTGATTGACTGACCTGTGCTTTTAGTTGTTCTATTCCAAATCCTGCACTCATCCGATCATCTGCCTACTGTCGTAATGTACTTTATAACTGCTACGCTTACGGAACTGTGCCGTTGGAAGGAATACTGCGATCTCCCACTCCGGTGCAGGTACCTCTGCGAACCTACTTGTAACCTGCGCATTCAGATAGTGCTTGACACACGGTTTGAAGTAGCGCAACTTACTTGACTTCTTTAGAAAACGATAGGTCAAACTGAACCTGTCGTTCTCTCCAAGTTTACTGCCCTGTATATCCATCAAGTTAGAGAAGAACTGTAGTCGCAACTTAGGAGGAAGGTAGTGTAGGTTAAGACCTAGAAACCCACCCTCTGCTGGACCCAATACAATCACTAACGGAAAGTTATCATAGTATGGCAGTTTGTCCTTGTGTTTGGGATCATACATGAACATAAACATCCCGCCGACGACCTGTTTCGATCTCGACTTGATGGGTTCCTCTTGCATCAACTTTTCACGGTTGATGCTACGCATGTTCTGTGCTTTTTTGAGAAACCATTTGCGACTTTCTTCGGTACGGGGTGTGATACCCGCACGAAATGCTTGTCGCTCTAGTCTGTTAAAGATGTCTGACATCTACGTTCCCTTGAAAACTCTTCTTATATTTATACCTCTATTTATAGTGCCCCCAGTGTTTTTCGTCGAGGAAAAAGTCTGGTCGTACAAAGTCGATGAGTTTAGAGATGTGGTCTTTGTCTAGGTCATAGTCAATGAACTTGTCATAACCAATAAAGTGCTGACGTACTTTCTGTTCATGCATCTCTCTGTCGTAGGCAAACCAGTCTAGCATGTACTGTTCGTCAAGTTGATGATGCTCCATACAACGCTTGATGTAATCACCCTTCTTGTGATTTCGTTTACTGTTCAACCATGCGTCCATGTCTCTTGTTTGTAAAACAAAATAGGAGTCTGGATATTGGTTGTGGATCTCACGGAACATCTTCACACCATCAATCCATATATGCTCTCTGTGCCAGAACATATCGCTGTATACCTGCGCATTGTCTATCTTATCCAGCACAGGATGATAGTTGTCTAGATTTGCTTGCATCTGTTCGGCAAGTATGATAGACTGTTGTGTCTCTACATCCATACAACTGTAGTGGTACGACTTGTATCCTGAGTTCTTGAATAGATGGTGAAACGATTTGGTTGCAATCCGATTCATGCCGACGAAAAAGAGTTTCTTCACTTCTTGGGTTTCCTGTAGGGTTTCAATTTCTTCAAAGGTTTGAATGGTTTCTTGCCTAGTGGTTTAGGCAGGATGCCCATATTGCGTAGTTCATTCTCTGTCCATATCTCGAAGTGCCACCCACGATCCTTGCAGTATTCATTAGCTGCTTTCCACTTCGATACGTTCTTTATATAGGTCATGCCTTCGCTGAGATATCGCTTACGAGACACACCTCGCCCCGCACCCTTGGGTGGTAGAGTCTCCTTGGCAGGTTTGACTTCGATCAACACGACTCTGCCGTTGTGATATTTCACATAAAAATCTACAAAGTACCGATGCATACGCTTGTCAGTTTCGCATAAGTATGGTATAATAACCTCTTCGCTCGACCACTCTACAACCGAAGAGTTCGTATCACACCAGTTCATCACGTTCAGTTCCCAACCTGAACGGTAGACGACGTTATCGGTATCCCCTTTATACTTTTGGGGATTCTTAATTTTGTAGATTCCTTTGTACGTTTTCATATAAATACAAATATTAGTTTTTACCTATTTATGGAAACCACAAATGGCGACATACGAATATCCCGCAGAGCACTCAGATGAATATGGAGCAAGGGTCACATTTGCTATCATAGAAAATAAACCGACTGGTACTGCTGGTTCAGGTCTTCAGGATGCCATTAATGCTAATAACCGAACCATTACGGCATTAGACGAAGAACTAAAACAGAAGAAGCAAGATCTCGATACTGATGAGAAGAGTCAAACTCAGTACGTAGAGGAAATTAAAAGTCTAGAAACCCAGATAGAAGAGTTGAAAAAACAGAACGAAAAGTTCCAAGGTCTTAAAAATCAGGCAGAGGCAGCCGAGATGATTGAGATCAAGGCAAATCAGGGTGAAGATGTAGAACCTACTGTTAGTCTCTATCTACCTGCAGGTCTTGCATACCGTGATAACGTGACTTATGAAAACTTTGATCTAGGTGCCGCAGGTGCGGCAATGGAAGGTGGTCTTGGTTTTGCTGAATCTATGTTTGCAGGTATCGGATCTTTTGTGTCAAATCTAAGTGGTGGTGGTGGTGCAGACGTAGCACGTCTAGCAGGTATTCAACTGTCAGGTCAAGCAAAGAGTTTTGCGAGCGAACTGCAAGCTACTCAAAAATTATCAGGTGGACTGACACTTAACCCAAATACACGTGTACTATTCAAGCAACCTAATATTCGTGAGTTTTCATTTGCATTCAAGTTTATATGTCGATCTGCCGAAGAAAAGCAGACAGTAAATAAGATCATTAAGTTTTTCCGGACAGAACTATACCCTGAAGACATTCAGGCATCTGTAGGCAATACATCTATATCGCTTGGATATCGATTTCCAAAAAAGTTCAAAATGAAGTTTGACTACAAAGGGCAGAGATTGGACGGTCCAGAAAAGGAACTTCACAGTATCAAACCCTGTTATCTGAGAGATGTATCAACAACATATAATGCTTCACAGATGGCAATGCACAGTGATGGTTCTTTCCTTGAGGTTGATATGACATTAAACTTCCAAGAGACACGTGCACTAACACGTGCAGATATTGAGGCAGGTTTCTAATGGGATACTTTTCTAATTTTTCACCAACGATCTATAAGTACGGCAACGAGACTAACTTCTCTCTTGCGCCTAACCTTACACAGTATGTGGATCTGATTGACCAAGTAAAGACTAGGGATGTATTCCTACGAGATTATATTATTCCGGTAAATGAACGACCAGATCAAACTTCGTTCAAACTTTATGGCGAGACAGATTACTACTGGACCTTTTTTCTAGTCAATGATCACATTCGGGAGAACGGATGGCCATTGACACAAAAGGAAGTGGATACTGAAGCAAAGCGACGGTATCCTCACCGTATGGTCACTGTCAAGATACAACAAGAAGATGTCATTGACTTCTATCGTGAAGTGCGACAGTCCGATGGCACTTTCTTGAGTGTGCCTATATTCCGAAGTAAGTTGATTGGTACAGCACCAGATCAGTTTGAGGTAGGAGCAGTTGTGACAGGTTCACAATCAGGAACTAAGGGCATCATAGTAAAACGTGATCTAGCACTTGGTACGTTTATCATAGACACAGAAAATGTAGTGACCGAATCTATTATCAATGATGAAGTGGTCAGTCCTAACGGCAACGGTATTGTTGAAATCGAACGTACTGATTCGCTAGGAGCAGAGACGTTCACCAAACCTTTGTTGTGGATTCTCACCAAAGATGATGTACCACAGAACAATGTCCGTATTGTTTTAGATTCTTTCAAGCGTAAAGCAACTATCTCGGACATCGAGTTTGATCCTAATTCTACATATAAACTGACCTATCATATCAATACTGCAAATACTACTGACGGTAAGTTTATTGTAGGCGAGGAACTGTCTTATGCTAACCCTGCAGGTACGCAGACCTCGATGATAGTCTTTGCGGAGAGTGAACAATACAACGGCGTACACCACTACGAAGATGCTGACGGTAATTGGGTAGATATTGATCCGTTGACTCAGAATACTAGTGGTGCTACTAAAATTACGCACTTAGACTTCTTACGTTCTCATAATGAAAGTCTACGTACTATCAAATTTATACTGCCAACTTCAATCACTGGTATTGTGAATGATTTTAATCAAGCACTGGATGAATAATGGCTATTGAATCACAGTTTAAATATCAGACTGCGCAGATCACCAGTGATAAAGATGGTGATTTTGTTATTGATATTCGTCCCATCATCGTCGAACTAGTATTTTTTGAAAGTCTGGATAAACCGTATGTGTCCGGACAGATTGCAATATCAGATGACAAGGCACTGTTTGATACCATAAACTTTAGTGGTAGTGAAAGACTTGAAATAAAAATGCTGTCTGAAGTTGAGAACAAGGGTGATGATAAAGTCGTGATGGATAGAAGTTTTCTTCTCACATCTATTGACAATATTGTCAAATCGTCTAACTCTGGAAACTCAGCAATCTATGTGTTAAACTTTATAGACGAACACGCATTTGTCTCAAAGACTAAAAATGTTAGTCGAGCAGTACGAGATAACCTAACCGAAGAGATTCTTAAACTCTGTCAGAATGAAGTCGGTAAAAATGTAGATCTGAGTTATGCAAGTGAGTCCGTACAAAATAACTTCCGTGGTGTTATACCTTACATGCACCCTTTAGAAGCAGCTACTTGGTTGACCCATAAAGCAACAACCGAACACGGAATGCCATTCTTTCTCTATGCGTCTATCCACGATAAAAACCTACGTCTAGGTAGTTTGGATAAGATGTTAGAGCAACCTGCTTGGAACAAAGAAGTTCCTTTCATCTTTTCTCCTGCTAATACACAAAGACAAGAAACCTCTAATAATCCATCTCTTCAATATTTTCAAGTGCAGGTTATGAAGGCAACCAAACTGCAGGACACTATGAAACAGATGATGCAGGGTGGTATTGGCGCACGATATACAGTGACAGATATTAGCAATTCACGAACTACAGCACAGCATTATAATTTTCTGAAAACATTAAGTCGTGCTAACGATGCAGGATTGATAAACTCAGGTAAGCAGAACGTATACAACAATCTCTACAAAACACCTTTGGTTGAAGAGGTTAATATTGGTGGTGATGCACTCCACGAACTAGATGCTGAGATATATCACAATATTGTATCACGTGGAGTCTATGGTACCAAGAAAAGTTTACACGATGAGGTATCTCCTGAGATGTTCATCAAGAAGATGGAGAATGCTTCTTATCGTACAGCAATCTACAAGAACCTTATGGATGTGACAGTTCCCGGACCCGGATTTATTAAATCAGGTGGTTCAGTCGGAGATAGGATTCGCATCAATGTGTTGAACGATGACAATGATCCCGACAACCCTATTCAGTTAGATCATTTCCGTAGTGGCGACTTTATTGTTTACAATACAAGACATACATTTCGGGATACCCGACATGACGTTGCAATGACGGTGTTCAAGTTAGAGCGAGGACCAAACGTTGAATAAGTATTACGGTGACAGCACTCGCTGGTTTATTGGCGAAGTAATTGATGCTACTCCACCTTTTGGTTATGAAGGTCGAGTACGGGTACGCATACACGGAGTACACAACCCATCTACACGTGAAGTCAAACAGGATGACTTGCCATGGGCACAGGTAGTTTTGCCCACGACCGAAGGTGGCGTGTCAGGTCTTGGCACATCCCCAAGACTAGAAGCAGGTGCTTTAGTATTTGGTATGTTCATGGATGGCAAAGAGTCTCAGGTTCCGATTGTAGTGGGATCTCTTCCACGTACAGAGTATCCTACTCCAGTACAGCAATCCTTGGCATTCGATGATCTGATTGAGAGAATAGACCCTAATGTAGAATTTTACAATCAGTCTATTGCAGGTATTGACAAGGACGACGAATCCTTGAATGATCAATTACGTGACGGAGAAATTACAAAGAGTATTACAGAGTATCGTCGAGACACTGCGGTTCGCTTTTTCCTTTCGATGGGATATTCAATCAAGCAATCATGTGCCTTAGTTGGTGCTATTAGCAGAACTAATCCTTCATTTAACACGACTTATGTTAATAATGAGGGAACAGGATTGGTAGGATGGAAAGGCACTCGCTTAACCAACCTCAAGCAGTTCTCTGCTAACTGGTGGTTCTTCTCGACACAACTTGCTTTCATTATATACGAACTAAATACCACACATGTAGACGCAAACATTCGTATCCTCAACTCAGATGTAATCGATCCTGCCAAACCGAAGTCTTTGGGTGCTATTATTGGTAGATATTATGCCCCACAAGAAGATGATTACAAAGGTGAATGTAAGAGAATCTACGAACTGTATGCTAACAAGAAGGTATAAGGATGGCAGAAGCAACAATACAAAATCTAAACAGCCAACTTGATGCCGCTCAAAAAGACGCAGGACGACTGGAAGAGGTTGCTAATAAACAGAAAGAAGCAAGTGATGCTTTACTTGCCAACACTGCTACAGTTTTGGGTGATAACGTTGGACAAACAGTCAATGGTATTCAGAGTCTAGAGAGTAAGTTATCCTCTACTACTGATGCTGTCAACTCAGTGGCAAGTAGTACTGCGGGTGTTTTAGCACAAGTGACTTCGGATGCATCAATATATCCAAGTACAGATCCAGCAAGTCTGAATGTTGATGTATCAGCAGGAACATTCACGACTACCGTCACTAACATTCTCGATTCTGCGGGTGGTTCGGTTCTAGGAACATTTGATGCAGTCACTTCTACAGGCACGGATGCGGCATCTAGTATCAACAGCATAGTATCATCATTGACAGGTGCTACTCCTACCGATGAAAATCTAACCATTGTGTCATTAGGTGGGGCATCCATATCAGAGTTGACGGGTACAGTACAAGAAGCGGCAAAGCGCAAGAACTCTCTGATCGGAGAGATCAAGTCTGCGGCAGGAGCAAGTTCGACCGAAGGTCTAGGTGATGGCATTAACGATGCCTTTGCAGAGATTGAAGGTGCAATGAATGATGTTGTTAATGATGTGAACGGACTGACTCAACAAGCAACCAAAGCAGTAAGTGCTATCGAAAATCTAGGTAATGAAGTTGCCAATGCCGCCGCAGAAGCAACGAATAGCATACAAGGAGCAATTGACCAAACTATCGGTCAGGTGACTGCCGCTATTGAAACTGGATTTGAAGATGCTCTTGGTGGACTCGAAGATGCAACTAATGATTTATTGGGTAGTGTAGAATCTGCATTAAGTACAGGTCTTGGATTTGCTCAAGATATCTTTGAAGGTATCACCGGAAATATCGGCAATACATTACAAAATATATTTCCTTCTTCTATTGCGATAGGTGCAGATGTTATATCGTCTGTAATGGATGATGTAGTAGCAGGTGGGGATATTAATCTTACTAATGCAACAAAGCGTCTTGCATTGTTAGATGACTCTCTTGATCCAAAAGTCAAACAAGCAATACAAGAAACCGAAGCAAGTTCGCCTCAAGAGTTTCAGCAGAAAGTAGAGGCAAAGGCAAGGGCAAAGGGTGCGACAGAAGCACAGATTGCTAAGTTCTCAGAAACGGCAAAGGGTATCGACTCTGCTTTGACTAAAGTAGAGACTACTATTGCAGGACAGATTGTATCAGAGGTTGGTACATTCTATACAGAAGATACTGACCTAGCAGAACTTATCAAGAGATATGTTGGTGCGGATACAAAGAACTTTGAGTTCATTGACTCAAAGGAAGAACTAGAACTAGAATTATATCGTATGACACGTGAGGTGTCAGAGATCGTAGTTCATGCTACAGAGACATACACCAACTCGAACATTGGGTCCGAAGAGATTCATCTACGACACAAAGATGCAGGACACGAGAAAGGGATACAGTACCATCTAGTTATCCGTCGTGACGGTAGACTGCAACGTGGTATGCCACTCGATCAGATAAGTGATGCATCTAATATTCGAGGACATGCCTTGAACTGTATCGATGTGTGTCTGGTCGGAGGGGTGAACGTTCCTACTGACGAAGACAATCCACTAGAGAATCTGTCCTCACAGTCATTCACTCAGGCACAGATGAAAACACTTGAGGCAGTGATGGAAGGATTCTACCATATTGTATCAGGAGGTCAAGTAATTGGACACAATAATTTGAGTCTCCTTCACGAAGATCCATACTTTGATGTGGTATCTTTTGTTGAGAACAAGTTTGGCAAGAAGACCGTATATAGCGATCTATTCACTGAACCATCATTGAGTCGTAAAGAACTAGTGAGTAAGAAACCAATATGACAACACAAACGAAAAGAGATAGACTAGGTACTAACCCTTCGGTCGAGAATACTGAAGGGGTACCTATTGATGGTTTCCAAGATCCGACTGGTGAATACCCCAAGCGAGAGTATCACTATGGTTCGTCGATCAACCGTTCTGCTCGTGGTCTCAAGGTAGAGAACCTTTACCTTGGTGGTGGTTCTATTGGCACAGACCTGAACCTCGAAGACCAAGAACCCTCACGCTTCCCGTTCAACCAAGTCAAGGAAACATCGTCGGGTCATATCATCTCGTATGATGACACACCGGGTGGTGAACGTATTCTCATCAAGCATCGTAAGGGTGCGGGTGTTGAGGTACGTGCGGATGGGTCAGTGGTCATCTCTGCACTCAAGAACAAGGTCGAAGTCACAGGTGGTGATCAGACAGTCATCATTGAAGGCAACGGCAAACTTGTATACAACGGAAACCTTGACTTGGAAGTCACAGGCGACTATAATGTCAATGTGGGAGGAGACTACAATGTCAATGTTCAAGGCAACCAGAATACTAAGGTGCGTAAGAACAAAGAGACTGAGGTAGGTCTCAATACCAAATATACCACAAAGGGAACTGCCACTTACAAGACCGTCGAACACGAAGCACGTCTTGTATTAGGCAACGAAGATCACATTGTCAAGGGATATTGGAAGAACAACGTTGGGTCTCTGGTAGAGATATTTACTGCCAATCGATTCCAAGTATCTGCCGAAGAGAATATCTCTATGTCCTCTCTGAATGCAAATATTCAGGCAACAGAGATCTCTGTCTTAGGTATGAAAGGTGCGATTGGTGGTGAGGCAGTCGAGTTCACCGGACCTGTCTATATGGGTCCGAAGGGTGCAACACCATTTACTTCAGGTGCCGCATTCTATGGTTCATTCCATGGTCAGGCACTCGAAGCAATCAAGTCAGGATTTGCAAGAAAGGCAGAGAATGCCAAGACTGCCGAAAAAGCATCGGTAGAATCGCCCGGACAACCAAGCGGTGGTGCACCAGAAGTACCTAAGAATATGGAGAGTCCAACTCCAGAAAAACCTGTACCAAAGACAGATGCGGTTGCAGGTATTCTATCAGACGGTTTCCATGCTATTCGAGCAATTGCTATCGATCCTAAAGATAAACTGCGTGATTCTATCTTATTGCGAGATGACTACAAAGGATTGTATGAGATCAATCCAACGATAGATGAGATTCGCTCAAGTCTACGTGATCCTGCGAATCAATCCTTGGTAGCACAAGACTTAGTACAGAAGGGTCTTCTTAATGCAAAGTGGCAAGCACCGAATCCACCACAGGTTGGTCGAGTAGCAAAGAATACAACGTCTCCACGCTTTGGATATAATGCATTGGGCAACTCCGTGAATAACAGAGGTAAGAGATTCAAATGATTATTGTACCAGACCAGAACTTCAACCCTAACTTTGTGGATGAGGTCAACAGCGGCACTAAGCTGGCACCGGGTGTCTCTATCTCTAAATTTCTTGGCACCAAAGGCGATCCTTGCAGTCTGTCTACTATTGACAAGTATAAGGACGATCAGGACGCACGTAAGCAGTTGGCACGTAATCTATATCTACACGCAGAAATGTTTCGTTCGATCAACGGCAACGTAGACTTCTTTAAGGACATACGACTTGTTGTAGTCGAAGGTGTGTATCGTGGTGGTCCTACCGAAACAGTCGCAGGAGAGAACAAGGATAAGCAAGACGGTAAATTGATTGTATATCGATGCATAGATGAGAAAGGTGAGATAGACTTCGAACGTACCTTTGATCTAGCAGAGTATTGGAAAGACTACACACAGTATGACAAGATTATGCTAGAGTATGATCAATGGGATCCTAGTGGAAAACTGAATGGTCAGGTTGCGGTGCTTATGCCCGAAGTGCCAGAATCATTTGACGTGTCGTTTGGAAAACAGATTGAGACTCGATTCAATGGTCAGTTGCTCAGTAAAAATGAACTACTAGAAGTTCTCGAAAAGTAGTATAAATAGAAGTAGTATAACTCTAGGAAGAAAGAATGGCATCTCGTGCATTTTCGATAGAAGACGCTAATCTAGGCAAACAGGCAACGGTTTCGGCAACGAAAAACCGTGAGTACATTGACGTGGATATGTCTTTTGCCAAGAAAGGGTCGGGTGATGTATTCAAGAAGACTAGTGCGGCTGCGGTTAAGCAATCGTTGAAGAATCTTATAATGACTAACCGAACCGAAAAACCATTTTCTCCTTACTATGGTGCAAACCTTCAGCAGTATTTGTTTGAACTTGCGGATGCTGAAACCGAAGGTGAATTGCTGATTGCAATTGAAAATAATATACGAGCATTTGAACCACGAGTAAATCCAGAAACCCTTCGTATTAGTGTAGACGCAGACCCAGACAACAACTCGCTAAACATAAAAATAGTGTTCAACATTCGAAACTCTAATGAGACAACAGAGTTTACAACAAGACTGAATAGGTTACGATAATGGCAACAACTATCAACTCATCTGCATTAGATTTCAATGCGATTAAGAATAACCTCAAGACGTACCTTGAGCAACAGTCAGAGTTTGCAGACTATGACTTCGAAGCATCGGGTCTGTCTAACCTATTAGATGTTCTGGCATACAATACTCATCTGAATGCATTGACTGCTAACATGGCAATCAATGAATCGTTTTTAAACACTTCTCAGTTAAGAAGTTCGGTTGTATCTCACGCAGAAACATTAGGTTATATTCCTCAATCACGTACTGCATCACAAGGTACTATAAATCTTTCATTCAATATTGGTATTGACCAAGATGATGTGCCAGAGAAACTACAGATATCATCTGGATATAAGTTTACCGCATCGGTAGATGATGGGTCTTATACGTTTCAAACACAACAGTTGATTGAAGCACTTAATGATGGCAACAACTTCTTTCAGTTCCAGACACTAGAAGGCGATACTAATATCCCAGTCTATGAAGGTATTGCAAAGACTAAAACATTTTTTGCTGGAGAAGATACTGAAGACGTTCTGTATATTATACCAGATAAAAACTTAGATCGCAAGACCGCAGTAGTAAAAATATTTGAGAGTGCTACGTCTTCAGACTTTACCACATATGTGAATCTAGAGACTGCAACCAATATTACTGCAACCACTCCAGCATACATTCTCAAAGAAGCACCTAACGGATACTTCGAATTGACGTTCGGTAATGGATCAACGCTTGGTGCGGTACCAAAAGCAGGGTCTAAGATCACTGTCGAGTATCTGTCAGTCTCAGGTCCAGCGGCAAATGGTGCACGAGTATTCGAACCAGTCAATACCGTAGAAGTGACGGAACCTTCAAGCGGTACAGGTCTTTTGCGTTTGCCTGTGGTTTCAACAATTAGTAGATCGACTGGTGGGCAAGAGAAAGAACGACTTGATAGTATTCGACGTAATGCACCTTTCCGATATGCTACACAGAATCGAATGGTGACCCACGTTGATTATGCTAACTTAGTTCAGCGAGAATACGGTCATCTGATTAAAGACATCATTGCTTGGGGTGGAGAAGACAACCTCTCTCCAGAGTTTGGTGTCACTTTCTTGTCAGTGGTGTTTAATGATGATGTAAGCACTTCACTAATTAACACAACCAAAGATAACATTCGTACTCTGGTGGATCAACTATCAATTGCTTCTTTTGATTTGAAGTTTACTGATCCAATCAAGACGTTCATTGAGACGAATCTCTTCTTCCAGTATAACCCAGATTACACCAATCTGTCAATCAATACATTACAGGAAAGAGTACGTACAGAAATGACCAACTACTTTTCTGCTAATACGGGTAAATTTGGTCAGGCATTTAGGCGATCACAACTCTTGGCAGATGTTGATGATACCAGTAATGCGATCCTATCATCTCGTGCCGAAATCAAAATGCAACAACGATACACTACTACTGCAGGTCAAGACAATAAGAAAGATTTTTCCTTCCCTGTATCGATTGCTAGTCCGGACGATGTGATTCATATTGTGACAAGTAGTTCGTTTAGTTTTGGTGGAGAGTCTTGTTCACTGAAAAATAAACTGAAGTCAAACATTCTTCAGATTATTAGTAATGCAACAGGTCTCCCTGTTGCAAATGGTAATAATATTGGTTCGTACAATTCAGGTGCAGGCACCGTTTCAATCAGTTCTTTAAAAACAGATGAGGCAGAGACGATTAAAATTTCTGTGCTTCCTGCCAATCAAAGTGCTATTGTACCTCAAAGAGAATATATTCTTGCGATTGATCCGACACGATTATCTGCCAGAGGCATCTCAACGTCTGCGAGTAACTAATGTCAATAGCAAACTTCGATAAAACACTAGAAGACACTAATAGACGTGATATAAACCTAAAGGAGTATCAGGTTGAAAGTGTGTTGCCTGATTATATCCAACAGGAATATCCTAAGTTTGTCACGTTCTTGAAGAAGTACTTCGAGTTCGAAGATCGTGAGGGTTCGGTCACACGATTCCTTCAAGACATGTTTGAATTACGTGATGTTACTCAGACAGATCTAGACCTATTGAAGTTTTTTGAAGATGAGTTCCTTTTAGGTCAGAACTACTTTCAAGGATTCGATGATAAACGTACAGCAATCAAGTACTCTAACTACCTGTATCGATCAAAGGGTACACGGTATTCTATTCGTCAGTTCTTCAAGACGTTCTTCAGTATCGAACCAGATGTAGTTTATACAAAGCAATACATATTTACATTACAAGATTCTAGCGGAGAAGGGTCGAAGGTAGGAGCAGAGAGTGCTCGATACCTAACAGATAATAAACTATATCAGACATATGCGATTCAGATTCGTTCTGAATTATCGGTGTCGCAGTGGCGTGATGCCTATAAATTGTTGGTGCATCCTGCAGGTATGTACCTTGGTGGTCTAACTCAGATTGTAGGCGAAGCATCGCTTGATAAATTGCAGTATGATCCGGGTAAAGCAATTAAGCCACCAGTGGTTATAGAAGGTATCGGTGATTTCCAAGAGGCGGCATTTGCACAGCACACAGCATTGTTTAACATCAATAACCCAACCGATCCAAATGGTGATGTCATCAAGTTCAGAGCAAATATGGGAAGTCCAACCGATTATCCCAATCCGGGAGGTAATGATATACAAGATGTTGCGGATCTTACTATCGATCAAGTGGATCGACTGTACTCAAGTGTTGCAGAATACCTCACACCAGATTCACCAACGTTGGACGAAGATTCGGATGGAACAACGACATATGCAGGATTCGATATCTCTTCCACAGAGACTATCGACCAAGACGTATTCACTTGGAACCCTGCTATCAATCGTATCGATTCCGATCACTCTTCACTACTAGACAGTGATGGATCTCTCCTTGCAGTGGGTGATTCTGACTCAGAAATTACGCTACGTGAGATACTTGATGGTAATTTCTAGTATAAATAAAGACATAGAATTTTTAGGTAGGTACAATGACTAGACAGGTACTAAACAGAGGAACAATCGCAAACGACGGCACGGGTGATACACTCCGTACTGCATCGTTGAAGATTGAGCAGAACTTCCAAGAGATTTACAATAAACTTGGTGACGGCAATGTATTGATGCCTCTCATTGACTTTGACTCTTCGGGTATTATCTTTGAGGGCACCACTGCCGATGCCTT